CAGAGAGGAAGGCTTGAATGGATAAGGGATAACTCAGATAAGATTATAGGTATTGAATGGTTCGCTGATAATAACGGGCCATTTATCATTTATGAACATCCTGCAAAAGATGCGGCCGGGAATGTATTCCTTAATCTATACAAGGGAGCTACCGACAGTTATGACAAAGACCAGGCTAACACAAGTTCTTCCAAAGGAAGTTGCCAGATATTTAAAGCCTTCAAAGATGTATCTTCCATATCGAGGACTTTCGTAGCAAGAGTTACCATACGGCCAAAGAAGGCAGAGGACTTCTATGATATGTCAGCTAAGTTATGCTACTATTATAAGGCACCCAATCTTATTGAGTGGTCCAACATAGGCATCTTCGGATGGTATGAGAGAAATCATCTTGACCATTTCTTGAGAGAACGTCCACGTATTGCCTATTCTAATGTAAAAGTTAGCCAGGTAAATAATAAGTTCGGCATAGACCCAGGCACTAAGCCTTATTGGTTGACTGCCTATCGGGATTATATAAAAGATAACAGTCATAAGATGCTTGACCAGGAACAGATCATTGCGGCTATCAACTACAGGGATGAGAAAGGATACAACTGCGATATTACTATATCGTCTGCATTGTGTATCGTCCATGAACTTGACGACAGACATCTTGCTGTTAAATCAGCAGAAAAGAAAAAAGATGGATTTGTACATTATACATCCAAGAACGGAAAAATTACAATGAATTTTAATTAAACGAAACTATGTTACCAAAACAATTAATTCCGGAAAATCAAAAGGATGCCAAATGGGGACAGTCCAATGTCAGTGCCATAGTAAATATGGTAGGCAGTACCTATCAGTCAAAAGCAAAGGATAGGTTTTGTTATGATATGTTCAATGGTGTTTTCAGTGAAAGCGATTATGACTACTTGCGAAAGGTAGACAAATATGAATATCCGGCAAAGATAAGATTCATACCTCTTATACGTCCACGGCTTGACAGGTTAAGGTCACAGGAGACTAAACGACCATTTCTATTTCGTGTGTTTACTGTTGACTCTGATTCTGTTTCTAAAAAAACAAAACTTAAATCACAGGAAGCCATTGACCTTGTCATGAGTAAGCTTATGCAACGGAAGATGCAGATGGATGAGATTATTCAGACTATTGCAGACAAGGAAGAAGAGTTGGCTATGGTGGCACAGCAGAATCAGGAAAAGACAGAAGAGGTCATCAACAAACAACGGGAGATACGGAAGATGCAGGCTGTACTGCAATCCTTAAGACAACCTCTCAACTCAAAGGCTCTTGTCTTAAAAGAAGAGATGGAGGCTATTGACCTTAAGTATAGATTTGAATACAAAGAACTACTTGAGATGTTTGCCGAGAAGGGTGTTAAGTTTCTCATGAATGAATATGATATCAAGAGTAAGTTTACTTATGGATTTGATGACAAACTTGTTGGAGATAATGAGTTCTATTATGTCAACTATCACCCGGGAGACCCGGATCCCATGGTAAGGAAAGTCAATACTTTAAACTTCTATTATTCCAATGATGATGAGTCGGAATGGGTGAGTGATTGTGAATGGGCTATGGAAGAACGATGGATGACCATGCCACAGATAATTGATGAGTTTGGCACCGAACTTAAGGATACAGACCTTGATAAATTAAAAAAAGACTACTACTATACCTCTTCTTCTTCTTTTTCTGATACTACCTATCAATATGGAAACGAAAGAGATTATTCTTCCGATGGTACAGCTAACTCTCTTTATTCCGGGACTCCTGATGTATCAAATAAGATAAGAGTATGCTATTGTGTATGGAAGTCTGTTGCCTATGTAAATAGAAAGAAAACTCCGAACAAGCATGTTGAAGATGCTTATTTTACTCATATCCTTGGAAAGGATGAAAGTCTTACTGTCAAAGAAGGGGAGACTATTGAGACACGATATAAGAATGACATATGGGAAGGAGTGCAGATAAACAACAATACTTATGTCCGGGTACAGAAGATGCCGGTACAACTAAGGAGTATTGACAATCCGAGTAAGGTTGAGCTTCCGTATGTAGGAAGGGCTTTTAATGGCATAACGAGAAAACCTTATAGCATAGTATGGGCTGCCAAGGACATTCAGATACTTTATAACCTTGTTCACTTTCACAAAGAACTGTGGTTAGCCCTTTCCGGAGTAAAAGGATTTATCATGGATAAGTCACAACTTCCCGATGGTATGAGCATGCAGGAGTGGATGTACCAACGGAAGGTTGGTGTAGGATGGATACAGTCTGTCAAAGAAGGTATGGGAAGACAAGCTACCTTCAACCAGTTTCAACATTATGACGATACTGTCACTCCGGCTATCCAATATCTCAATAGCATCCTTGAACATCTGGAAGGACTTGCCGGAACTATCACCGGTGTCAACAGGCAATCATTGGGAGCCATGGACAGTAGGGACCTCAAAGGTGTCACCGACCAGGCTATCGTTCAGGCATCACTTGTCACAGAGATACTTTTCTATGAACATGACCAGACAAAGAGAAAAGTTCTTGACAGACTTATTAACCTTACTAAGATAGCATGGAGAAAAGGAAGGAGAGGTCAGTTTGTCCTTGGCGACCTGGGACAGGAGATCCTCAATATCCCGGAACATACCATGGAGAATGCCGACTATCGTCTATGGATAGAAGATGGAGGCAAGCAAGAGAAGATGATTAACGACCTTAAGAGATTGTCCTTTGAAGAGCATAACAAAGGACTTATCAACATGGGACAGGTAGTAAAACTCTATTCTATGGAGTCTGTACGGGAGATGGAAAAGGCTTTGGAGAAGTTCTCTGAGATAGCTGAACAGAAAGCAGGACAGAGGATGCAGAATGAACAAGAGGCAGAGCAACAGAAGATTCAGATGGAGAATGAGTTTAAGGCTCTCCTTGAAAAACAAAAGAATGAGTTAGGACAGATGCAGCTTCAAATTCAAGGAGCCCAACTGGAATGGGAGAAACAGAAGTTCGACATGGAACAGAAGTTTAAAGACAGAGAGCTTGCACAAGAAAAACAACTTACTGAAGAGAAGATTGATTCAGAAAGAGCTGTTGAGATGGCTTACCTTAAGGAGAAACAAGCTGAGACTATCGCTAATCTACAGGTAGCTAAGATTCAGACTCAGGCTAAAGTAACTACTGACATGGCAAAGGTTGGTGCCACAGCACAAAAGGCGAAAGAAAAAATTAAAGATTAATAACCTATTGTTGAAAACTTTTTTGTCAGTGTTTTGACAGATTGTCATTTAAGAACTATTTTTGAGGATTAATTTTAACAGATAAACAGATAAACAGATAAAAAAACTATTATGATAACACTATTCAGAGATCCGGGACAAGAACCACAGGTAGGGATGCCACCTGTAGAACCAACTCCTGCAGTAGAACCAGTTAATCTTGACAATCTTGTTGAGCCGGAAGGTAGTCAGATGGCAGACCTTACCATGGGATTGCCCAATTTTGACAACAATCCTCCTTCTGAACCTCCGGTAGAACCTCCAGCGGGTACAATAAATTTAACACAACAACCAGGTACTCCTGTCACACCAGCAGAACCTAAAACTCCGGAACCTATCTCTCCTTATCAGTCTATCGTAAACAAGTACTATGCAAAATATGGAGATAAGTTTGACCTTAATACCAAAGACATAACCGAAGAGAATTTCACTGAACGTATCGAAGAAGCTATCTTCTCTGCAAAGCAGAGTGAGCTTCATCCGGAAGTCCAGAAGTTCAACAAGGCGATATCTCAAGGTGTTAAACCCGAAGAGTACATCCAAAAATACAGTAAGTCACTTGATATTGAAAGCATGCCTTCAAAGGAACTTGTCGCTCTCTCTCTGAAACAAAGTTACGGAAAGACAGAACAGAGGCCCAATGGATGGGATGATAATAAGATTGAAGACACTATCAAGAAGATGGAAACCTCCGGACTTCTTGATATAGAAGCGGAGAAGATTAAAACCAATTATCAGGAAAATCGTGCAACTATAGCTGAACGGCTTGCCAACGAACAAAGGCAAATGCGTGAAACCGAAGAGCGTTCTATTAATACAGAACGTGACAGGCAAATTAAAGAATCTATTAACTATTTCAATACACTTAATGATATTAATGGACTCCCTATCTCGCAAAGCGAAAGAGAAGGATTTGTTGATGAATTTAAGTATCTGGTAACGCCCACCCAAGAAACAGGTATGTCACCACTGGCTGAAGCATTGCAAAGCAATGAAAACCTTGTGAAGATTGCATGGTATCTTAAAAAGGCCGACTCCAAAATAAGAGAATCTCTTTCACAGGCAAAAGAGAACACCAAGAACAACTTCTTTAATAAGTTGGACCCAGAACCAAAGCTACCCAAGAAGACCGGACCGGTTCAATCCACCGGCATAGACTTAGATGCCCTGGTAGCACCAGCAACTTCTTAATTATTAACTAAAAACTAATTTAACATGAAATTTATAGGAACTTCGAGTTTTGATGCCAATAGGACGACAATGACAAACTCCTTGGCAGCAGCACTCTTAACACGACCAGAGATTTCCCCGAATGTTACCAATCTCTTTGAGAATAACTTTTCGGCTTTCTCTTCTTACCTTGCAAGACGTGGTATGACAAAAAAAGATCTTTACGAAGACTTTAACTCAGCCAGCTTCAAGGTTATTGGAAACAGGCAGTTCAAATGGGCTTTGAAAGGATATCCTTTCCGTAAGGGCACCGTTGTTAATACAGTAGCAGCAACATCAACTTCTACTCTTAATAACATCACCTTTAATTTGGATTTGGACACCAACTATTTCAGTCCCAATGACAACCTGGAACTTGCTGATCGCAGGACAATCGTTCAGCTTCTTGACACCTATCCTGTTGAAACCGCTCCCGGAGTATGGAGATATCAGGCTAAGATGGCAAGTAATGTTGCAGGTTCGTTCATCGCCCAAGCTTTGCTTAATGCGGGTGCAGAAGTAGGGTTCAGCCACACAGCTTTCCCGGAACTTTCTGAGACAGGATACGAAAAGAACACATATCCTGAATGGCATACCAATTTCATGACCATTCAGCGTATGCAGTTTTCTATCAGTGGTTCAGCTGCCGAGACAGTATTGTGGGTTGAGCATAATGGAAGCAAACTGTGGGTAAAACACCAGGATATCGAGATGCTTCGCAGGTGGGCTTATTCAAGAGAAAATCAACTTCTCTATGGAAGGGCTACCATCGATGCTAATGAGAACGTCTATGTAAAAGACTTGAAAGGTCGTGAGATCGTTCAGGGTGACGGACTCCTTGCACAAGGCGATGGCTCGTTGAAGTATCAGTATAACACACTGAACGTCCGGGTTATTGAGAATGTGATGTCCAACCTTCAGCTTTTGACCAATAATGATGGCCTCACCGAAGTATTCGTAATGGGTGGGCAAGCCTTCATCTGGGATTTCCAACGTCTGATGAGAGATGTGTTTAAATTCAATCCTGAGCCTCTGTTCGTAACGGAAGAAGGTAAAAAACAAGGAGTGAAAGTAGCATTCAACTCTTATGAGATGGGTGGGGTGAAAATCGTGTCAGCATGGAATCAGGCATTCGATGCAGCATGGAGGCCACAAGATCGTGATATCACAGGAACATCCAAAGAAAGTCGTAGAGCCCTTTTCGTATCACTGGGAAATACTATCGGCCAGGATCCTATGGTGGAACTTGTTGCTCTTGGAAAGCGTTCTATGGTCCGCAAGACTATTGATGGAATGGCTTCTCCCGGAGGTAATAAAGAATTCGCTTCTAACTCTATGGACGGATAT